GCCCGGACCCGGTTTTGTAGGTGAGCCCTTTGAGCTTGTAGTAGAGCGCCTGATCCTCGTTTTCGAGAAACGGCATTTGTGTCTCCTCGGCGGCGTGATCACCGATTCCAGAATGTCACGGGTGGGTGGTTTCCCGTCAGGTTGCGGTCTCCTTCGGGAAATTGGGCCAGTCATCGGTGAGGCCCTGATCCGACGGACAGGTGGGGCCGCCCCACAGGTCGGGATACAGGTCTTCCATGGGGACGTCGGGAATGCCGTCGCCGTCCTCGTCGGGGGGCAGAGGCTCGACCCATTCGGGGTTGTCCTCGATGTTCTTCTGCCACTCGTACCAGTCGTCGAAAATCGGGTCGTCGGCGAGATCCTCGTCCTTGAGTTCGGTGCCTTCGAAGGCAACGATGAAATCGCGGCGGTGGACCTGGCCGAGGACGAGCATCATGTCGACCCGGAAAATTGAGCCGTCGTAGGCGACCCGGTCCGAGAGGTACTTCTGGTTCTTCAGGTCCGACCACGTCAGCCCGGAGCGGGAGATCTGCCGGTAGCTCATCGTCATGCGGAGCTGGCCGACCTGGTTGAGACCGATGTCGGTGCGCACCGCGGAGGCCTGGTCGCGGTAGACGGCCAGCGCGGGCAGCACGATGGGGGTGTTGTACTGCTTGCCCGCTCCGGCGCTCTCCCCGTACACGGGGTTGAACTCGCTCTGGTCCTTGAGCAGGTGGAACCACAGCACGTTGTCGCCGCGCATGGACTGCCAGCGGCGCATGCCGTCGTCGATGCGGTCGGACTCGGCCTGGATATTGAACCGGCCCCATTTTTTCCAGTCGGCGCGGGTGACCATCGGCTACCAGCTCCATCCGCCGACGAGCGGGGACGGGATCCCGGAGTCGTCCTCGTCGGGCACGTCGACCGGCGGAAGCTGCCGGGTGGGGTAGCTGTTGTCGTCGTACTCGCGCGGCGTGAAGACCGGCACCAGGCGGCCTGTGTCGCGGCTGACGCGGCGCAGGGTGTGCATCTCGATGCGGTAGAAGCCGACGTTGAGCTGGGCGCACAGCTCCTCGTAGCGGGCCTGGAGCACGGAGATCTGGTGCAGCAGGTTCTGGTAGCGCTCACCGCGGTTGATGTACGTGCCCTCGGAGGTGTTGATGGAGATCTCCGTGGCGGAGTCGCTGGTGAGCGTCCACAGGGCGTTGATGGTCGCCAGCGTGATGAGCGGGACTTCCTCGATCTCGGGGAGGTTGTCCAGCTTCTTGGGCTCATCGTTGTAGCGGGTGAAGCCCTGGTCGGTGCGGTAGCGCACGCGGATGGACTGGCCGTGGCAGTGCTGCACTTCGGCGGTGCGCACGAACTGGGCCAGCTCGCCGTCGGTGAACATGCCCGCGCCGTGGCCCTCGACGATGAGCATGTGCCCGAGCGGCAGGGGGGCGTAGGCGCCGTGCAGGATGATGCGGCCGTCGCGGGAGTTGAGGTCGTAGTCGGAGCCGAGGGTCAATTCGGCCATCGTCTTGTCGGCGACGACATTGACGCGGGAGATGGAAACGTTGCCGGTCGACAGGTCGTATTCGTCAAGTTCGTTGGTGCCGGTGAAGACGTCGCGGATCTGGACGCCGAAGTCACCGAGTTCGCTGCGCAGGCGCTGCACCATGGCGCGCGTGCTGGCCATATCGCTCCCGCCTCTCCATTCCCGAAAATTTCCGGGGGAGATGAATGGGGAGCGATACCCGGCCGTGCCAATTTTCTCGCGTCGTGTCAGGTGACACAAACGGCCATCTAATACAGGTCGAGTTCCAGGGAGCCTTCGGGGATGGCGATGGATTCGTTGCGGTCGCATCCCACGGCGTAGTCGGTCTGCCAGACGGCGACGCAATCGGTGGCGGTCACCAGCGCGATGTGACTGACCTTCACGCCGGAGCCGCCTTCGTCGGTGAAGGGGCCGAAGATGGCGGCCTCATCGAGCAGCGTGCCGGTGATGGCCTGGTCGCTGGCGATGGTGGTCCACACCGGGATCTGGCGCAGGTAGCCCGCGGCGGACAGCTCGACGGCCTCGACGTCGGCCAGGGTCGGGTTGTCCTCCCCGCCGGGCTGCGCGTACAGCAGGGCCAGCCGTCCGTCCTCGCCGATCGGGCTGGCCGGAAGGGTGTCGCTGATGAGTTGCTGGAGGAGCTGGGCGCGGATCGCGGAGGGGATGAGCAGGGTTCCCGACATGGTTACTGCGCTCCGATCTGAAGACTGTCGGCGAGGACGGAGACGCTTTCCCCCGACTGAATGACCAGGGAGCTGGGGAGCATCCACAGTCCGCTGACGAACGTGGGGATGTCGTCGGTGGCCGAGGAGACTACGAGCGCGATGGCGGAGACGGCGGCCTGCTGGCCGGTGGGGATGAGCAGCGGGCCGAACACGGCGTCGAGGACGGGCTGGGTGCGGTAGGAGACGTCCTGGCCCGGCGCGGGGGCTTCCTGGAAGGTGGCGATCTGGCGGGCGTAGCCCTCGGCGCCGAGTTCGTAGGACAGGATCTGATCGTCCGAGGTGGACAGGGTCACGCCCTCGGTGAGCAGCGCCAGTTCGTACGTCCACTGGTAGTCGGGCAGATCGTTGATCTGGTTGGTCAGCCGGTTGCGGGACAGGATCCCGGAGGCCTGGTCGACGATGTCCAGCAGCCAGGCCTTGGGCAGGGACTCCAGCAGGGCGTCGTCGGCGCGGCCTGCGAGGGTGTCGGCGAAGTGCGCGAACAGCGGATTGACCGTGGCCGGAACGTCGGCGACGGACGTCAGTAGTTTCACGCTGTGCCACGTGGTGTTCAGGGGGACGTAGGCAGGCACAGGCCTTCTCCTCGCGGTCGGGATGCGGTACTCCCCTGCCCCCGAAATTTTTCCGGGGCAGGGGAAGGGCCGCGCTATGACGCCGGATCAGGTGGCGTCGTTGGTGATGGTGATGGTGGCGGTGCCGGTCGCGTCGTCCTGGGTGACGGTCAGGGTCTTCTTTCCGGCGGCCCGGTACTGGTGCTCCGGGACCTGGACAGTGCCGTAGTCGTGCACGGAGGGCTCCAGGCTCACCGCGCCGCCGCCGTCGCCGTACTTGACCTCGGCCGTCTCGCCGGGGAAGACACCCTGGACCTCCCACGTCGCCGTCGGGGTGTCGGTGACGCCGCTGTCCGGGCCCTGAATGGTCAGGGACTCCGGGGCGGGCTGGGTGACCGTGACCTCGCCTTCGCCCCAACTGCCGTCGGCGTTGGTCAGGGTGACGGTGTAGGTGCCCGGCTCGGCGTAGCGGTGGGCGATGAAGTCGCCGGTGACGTCGGCGGCCGGGTCGAACGGCGGCATGTTCACCGCGGTCGGCTCGCTGTCGTCGCCCCAGTCGAGGGTGACGGACACCTGTTCCACGTCCGGGCTGGAGCGCCAGGGGATGGTGACCAGACCGCCGCCGTTGTCGAGGGACTCGTCGTTCTCGATGCCGTCGCCGCCGTCGAGGTCGTCGAAGCTGAACGTCGATGCCTCGGCCACGTTGATCTGGGTCGTGGCGCTGTCACTGGAGTTGGTCGCCGACGCGGTGAGCGTGAACGTTCCCGACTCGGTGTAGGTGTGCGTGAACTCCACACCCTCACTCTCGTCGTCCGGCTGGATCCCGGAGTCCGCCGTGGAGCTGTCACCCCACTCCAGGGTGACGGTGTCACCGGCCTCGGCGCCGTTGACGGTCACCGTGTAGTGCTCCGGCTCTTCCTCCCCCGGCGTCGCCGTGATGGTCAGCGGGTGAGACACCACATCCGACTCGTCGAGGGTGATGGTGGCACTCCCGGCGCCGCCGACGTCGCTCGTGGCACTGATGGTGTACGTGCCCTCGGAGGCGTAGACGTGGGTGAACACCAGCTCGGCGCCGCCGTTCTGCATCTGCGAGTCGGTGGCACCCCCGTCACCCCAGTCGACGGTGACCGTCTGGCCGTCCGAGGCACCCTGCACGGTGGCCTGCACCGACAGCGGGGCCACCGGGTCGGCCGCGGCCACCACGATGAGCGAGCCGCCCGCGCCCCGGCTGGTGACCGTGACGTTCTGTACGCCGCGCAGCTCGTCGCCCTGGGTGGCCACGATGGTGTAGTAGCCCGGCTCGGTGAAGACCTCGGTGTCGGCCAGCCCCATGCCTGGCGCTTCGAGCGGGGCGAGGCCCATGTCGACGGCGCCCTGGCCGGTGCCGAAGTCCATCTGCCACTCGGTGTCCGGGGTCAGCCCGTAGACGGTGGCCGGGTAGGCGACGCCGACCTCGGCGGTACCGGTGCCGACGATCTTCAGCTCCGTCGGCGGCTCCTGGGTCACCTCGACGACGGCGAAGCCCCACTCGACGCTGTCCATGATCCCGACCTCGACGAGGTAGGAGCCCGGCCGCGCGTAGCGGTGGTGCAGGGACGTGGTCAGGGTGCCGCTCTCGTCGAACTCCACGACCTTGGACGGCTTGTCGGTCTCGTCGCCCCAGTTGATGAAGGCCACGCCCGACGCCGAGGCGCCGCTGGCACCGTTCAGCTTGACCAGGCAACCGCCCTCGGCGGTGTTCTCGTCGTTGGTCACATCGACGGTGAGGGTGGCCGGTTCGGCGGCCAGCTTGACCGTGGAGGTGACCTGACTGCCCGACGGCTCCGCGCGGGCGACCAGGATGTAGTCGCCCATCGTGTCGTAGGTGTGAGCGAACACGGTGGGGTCCGCCGCCGGAGCCTCGTCGCCGCCGGAGCTGTCGCCGTACACCATCTGGACGGTTTCGTCACTGGCCGGAACACCGAAGACGGAGACCTCGACGGACAGCGGGTTGTCCGGGTCGGGGACGACCAGGATCTGCATGTCATCGACGGCCGCCGGGGTCATCCACGCGTTGAACTGATCCAGCTTCAGGGACACCCGCCGGTACAGCGGAGTACTGCCGTAGGAAGCCGGGTCTTCGTAGTCGAAGAGCACGTACGTGGTGCGGTCGGCCTCCAGCGGCGCGGTGTCGTTGGTGACGACGGCCTGGACGGTGACGTCCTGCCCGTACGGGATGGCGCCGAAGCCCACGCCGATGCCGGACTCCACCGAGACGGTCCAGTGAGATCCGACAGCCGGGAGTGCGCTGTCATCCGTCACTTCGACCCACCGGCCTTCTTCCGCGTCTTACGCGTTGTCTTCGGCTTCTCCTCAGCGGGAGCCTCGGACTCGGCCTCGGCGCTCTTGAGCGAGGCCGACTGCACCTCGGGCTCGGAGTCGTCGCCCTCTTCGCCCTCGACCGGCGGGTTGAGCTTCTCGGCCGCCCAGTCCCACGCCTGCTTCGTCTTGTCCGGGTTGACACTTGGGCCCATCAGTCCCGGCACGGCCGTGGGGCCCGGACGCCAAGTCGTCGGATCGATGTCGCCTACTTCAGCCATCACGGGCCTCCAACGTTGTACGGGCGACTGCTAGTCGGGCCAGCAGTAGCCCAGGTTCTTCAGGTGGCGGGCGAGGGGTGCGGGCAGGTCGTCCGGCACGCGGTAGCTCTGCCCGGCACGGAACTCGAAGTTCGTGCCGTGGCCCCAGGTGACCTGCTCGACGTCCTCGCGGAAACGGACCTTCCAGCGCTTCTCGCCGATCGGCGCCGACTCCTCCTCGTTGACGGCCAACTGGTCGTCGGCAGAGGGCTGGTCGTCGTCGGCGACGAGGGTCGCGCTGGACAGTTCCTTGCCGCGCTTCTTCGACGCGGCGTCACGTTCCTTGTTCTGCTGCTCGAACTTCTTGCCGGTGAAGTCACCGACGCGCCGCTGCGTGGGCTGAGGCATAGTCAGGCTCTTTTCGTGTGCGAGTTCATTGCAACGGAACGTTGTGGGCTTCCCACAACGTTGGGCTACCCCTGACGGAGGGTCAGTTCGTCTCCAGGATGGCCACCGACTGGTCGGTGATCAGCCCGAGACCGAAGATCGAGTACCAACCGAGCGCGTGCTCTCGTCCCAGGTCAAGCACACCGCCGTCACGCAGCTCGACCGGGAGGGAGATCGCGTGGCCGAAGGCGTTGTCACCGATCCCGATGGCCTGGTAGACCATCTGATCCGTCGCGTTGGCGTACTTCTTAATTTGTGTGGTCTCGATGAAAACGCAATCATCGATCCGCCCGATTTCACCCAAGCTGAACATACCCGGCTGGGCGTACTTGCTGGCCTCGATCCAGCTCGGGTCCTCGCGCAGCCACCGCGACTGGTGCGGGTGCACGAAGATCACGTACGTGTCCCCGAGCCTCGGGATGTTCTTCGTGGCCAGGGTCTCAACGAAGTCCTTGACCAAGGCACTTGAGAAGTAGTGGTTGGTCAGGCCGTCGGCGTCCGCGGCCGGAGTCCCCTTGTCGTACGGGGAGATGGAGGTCTGCGAGACCGAGCCGTTGCCCTCCGCGTTCCAGCGGTCGTACCCGAACAGGTGCGACGAGGCCTGGAGGAGGGTGTCTCGACAAGCGGAGTCGAGGTAGATGGCCATGTTTCGGCCCAAAAGCCGCGAAGCGGACGCCATGACGTCGTCGAAGCTTGCGTTGAGCAGGAGTTCGCTAACGGCAACGGCGTAACCGTGCTCCGTGACCGTGATGAGGAACTGCTGGGCCGTCAGCGCGTGCGTTTCCATTCGCACACCCTCGACCAACGGGCTTGCCTCACCGAGGTTGTTGTACCTCATGAAGGCGATGGTGAGGCCCGGCGCGGTGTTCAACTCGGTCTTCTTGACTGCGAATTGCTCGAACCTGAGCACCGGCATCGACTGGAACAGGATCTCTTTGCTCCAGATTTGCTGGATGGCCTCGGAGAGGCGCCCAGACGACGAAGAGTCGTACACCGTGGGGGTGTTGCTGAGCTGTGGCGTACCCGTGATTGCAGACACCATGGCGTCTGGGTCCTTTCGGTTAGTGGAACATGCCCCGCTGGCCGTGCTCCAGGGCGGCGGCATTGAGGTACTTGTGGCGGTTCTTGGCCCACTCGCCAGCGGACATGTTGCGGATGTCGGCGGCCGACACACGCTGGTAGCCCGGCTGGTCCGGGTCGGGGCCTACACCGCCGCCGGTCGGGGCCACGCCGCGCATCTGCGAACGGGCCTCCTGCTGAGCCGACTGAAGGGATGTCACGATCTGTTCGGACTTCGCCTTCATCAGCTCGATGGAGCGGTCGATCTCCTCCGGGCTGTCGCCCTGGACGAAGTCGAGCAGCTCGGGTGCGATGGCGTCGGCCTCGGAGCCCAGGCGCTCGCGCTTGTAGTCCTGGAGCTGCTGGAAGGCCCGCTCCTTCTCGAAGAGAGCCTGGTCGGCCTGGCGCTGCTGTTCGAGGCTCTCGAAGCGGCTCTCCCACTCCTGCTGACGCTTGGCCAGAAGGTCGCGGGCGGACAGCTCCTCCTCCGCCTTGGCGTTGGCGGCTGCCTCCGCCTCCTCCTGCTGTCGGCGCTGGGCCTCCGTGGCGGTCTCCCGCTCCTTGCGGATGGTCTCCAGCTCCTCCTGCATCGAGTTGAGGCGGCCATAGAGCTTGTCCTTCTCCTCCTGGCGGACCCTCTGGAGATCCTTTTCGGAGAAGGTGCGCTCACCCTGCTTTTCCTGCCGCCCCGAATTTTCCTGGGGGGCCTCACCCGCGGTGACGGTCTCCGTAGTGGAGGCGGTCTCCTCCGGCGCGGAAGAGGTGGTGGTTTCCTTGGTTTCCTGGGTGAAGGTCATTTCGCCGTCCTTGAATCGCGCTGTCAATCCGACTCGGTGTTCAACCCTCGGCTGGCGACACTTCTCGTGCCGTGAGCCCGTGTCACGATTTCGTTCCACAGTTTCTTGGTGTCTGCGTCAACCCCCAGCAATTGCGAAGGGGACTGGAGGTTGGCACCCGGCGATGGTTCGGCTCCTGACGGGGGGCCCTCGCTACTGGAGGAACCACCCGCCGACGGGTCCGTTTCCTCGGGCGGCACAAGGCCCAAGGCATTCATAATGCTAACGTCGATGGCTTGCTTGATGTAGTCAAGTGCGCCCTGGTCGATAGCATCACGGCGTTGCTCGTCGAAGATTTCCAGGATCTTCTCGTCCGGGAATTCCTCGCCGAGAGTATGGAGTGCGGAGCGCTTGGATTCGAGGCCCAACTGCATCTTCATCTGGATTTCGTTGAGCTTGACCAGCGTGTCCACGGGGAGCGGGGACGGCCATACACAGTTGGTGTTGTAGACGGCCGAATCCTTGGGGTCCAGCACCGGAAGCTGCGCGGGGTCCGTCAGCTCCCCGAATTCCTCGGGGTGGTAGACGAGAGTTTCCGGCTCGTGCTGGAAAAGGGTGCGCAGGATCAGCTCGTTGATTTTCTTGATGCCGACCGTGTACGACATCTGCTTGAGGCTGGCGCGCTGAATCAGGGGGAGCCACTGCACGGAAAGCGCGACGCCGGAGGTGTTGGAGATCGGCTGCATCTGGCCGAGAGCCGTCTCGGGGACGCCGGTCAGCTCGTGCATGCTCCGCTTGAGCAGCTCCATGTACTCCAGCGGCCCGCTGAGGTTGACGCCGGACTCCAGGTTGTAGACCTTCGCCTCCTTGGGGAGGCCGCCCCAGATGCGCTTGGCGCCCTTCTCAAGGTTGCTCGCCTTTGCACCCGTAATCACGGTCGTCGGCGCCGCGTGGTAATTGACGATGTCGGCAATGTCTGTCGCCGTGTCGTTGTACTGGCGGTTCAGCGGGATGAGGTCGCTGACGTCGGACAGCCCCCACGGGGATCCGGACACCTCGATGTTGCGAATGTGAACGATCGGGATCTGGCCGAGGGGGTTCTCACGCTCGTCCACCAGCTCGTCGTTGATCCACTCCTGGATCCAGTCGTCGGTGAGCGTCTCGCAGTAGCTGTAGACCTGCCGCGTCCCGTCATCTGCGGTCGCCCAGAATTTGTACTTCAGGCGCATTCTCGTGATGACGTCGCGGTCGTGCGGCGCGTATTCCGGAAAGCAGTGCGCCGAGTGGAGCGGGATGAGACGGACACGGCCCGCGTGGCTGACACCGGTGGAGTCCGTGTACGGCTCCTCGTAGGCGACCTTGACGAAGGAGTCCCCCGAGACTCCCCCGTTCTCGCCCATCTGATAGAGCGTCTCGTTCTTCGAGTTGTCCTGTTCCCACGCCCGCCGGAGAAGGTTCGGCACGATGTGCTCGAAACGTTTCTCCGACTCGAAGTGCACGCCATTGCCGAACGTGAACTGGTTGATGTAGCGGGCGAACGCGCCGACGTAATTGATCGTCAGTTGAGGTTCGCCCGCCTCACGGCGGAAGCTGTAGTGATGGCCGAGGTAGAACGCGAAGGCGTTGGCGATGCGCGTGAGCCTAGGCCCGTGAACCTCGAACTAAGAACTCCTCGTCACTCATCTCCACAATGCCCAAGGGGCTGATTGAGATAGCGAGATCTGCCGAAGCGGCCCTGGCCGACGGCGGGTAGAACGAGGTAGCCATTCACATCACCCCCCTTCGCATTGGGCGCGCGTGCGCATCGGAATACGTCATCGAATTCATCGTCGCACCTCGCCACACTTAGCGCAGCAAGCACAGAAGGCCCCTTCTCGGGGTTACTCCCCCGAGAAGGGGCCCACCGTTTGAGCTGGGCTTTTCAGCCGCTGTAGTTCACGGCGTCGCCGTTGTAGCCGGTCGGCGGAATGCGCGCGTAATTGGGGCGCTCGTAGTGGCCGCCGTCACGGATGTCCGCGATGAACTTCTGCTCGGCGTTTCGGCCGGTGCCGTCGACAAAGCCGGAGAGGAATTCCGGGGCCTCGGGCCAGGACGCGGAGCCGACGTGGGCACGCTCGGCCATGGTCTCCGAGGCGTCCTTGGTGTCGACCTTCTTGTTCTGGTTCAGGCGGCCGGGCGGCGTCTCGTAGCCCTGGAGGGCGCCGGTCACGAAGGAGTTGGGGATGTCGGTGTCAGTACCGAGCCCCTCCTGAAAGCGCAGCGGGCCCTTGCGGGTCGGGTTCTCCGCCTGCTTGGTGATGTACTCGTAGCGGGGGCTCTCCGGGTCGCTCGGCGTCGGAGAGAGAGGGGAGCGCTCAACCATTGGATTGCCCCTAGTGGTTGTTCTGGACAGCTGTCACATCTCAGCGTTCCGGCCCGGAGCGGCTGGCGCAGTACAAGTGCCAGAGGTGCGCAAGTGTGATGAGTTGGCGAACCGTGGCCAAATTTGTACGCGTTCGGCTACCGTGTGCGGACCAACAGGCACGTTCGGTAAGGGAGAGCCATGCCCCCCACGAAGCAACTGCCCCATCCCGGAACCCCCCAGCGTCTTGCAGAGGCGGTCGAGGCGGAGGGATGGACAGTTCGTAAGACCGCCAAGTTCTACCGGTGTTTTGTGCCGGAATCGAAGGACGTGGTCCAGTTCTCCACCCAGGACTTCGACGCTACGGAACCGCGCACCTGGCGCTCTCCCCTGGAGCGCCTCATCAAGTTCGGCTTTCCGGTGGAGGCCCTGAAGGAGAAGAGGGCTGCTGCCACGACTCCGGCCCAGCGCGTTTCCTCGCCGAAAATTTCGGCCAAGGACGAGGAAGTTGCCGACGCCGTAAGGAAGCTGACGGCCCTGCTGCACGAATACGCAGAGCCCAAGGACGAGTTGGAACTCGACGACCTGGTGGCGCTGCAAGGGCGGATCGACGACCAGGTGGTCATCCTGCGCTACCACGGCCACAGCCGGGAGTGGATCCGTGGCCTGGAGCGCTCCATCCTGCCCAAGGGCTGGCGGGTGCAGCACAGCGACGCGACGATTCCCCTGACGCGGGCGATCCGCAAGCAGCTCCTGGAAGCCTCGGAGGAGAACACCCGGCCGCTGCGCAAGGGCGTGCAGGAACGTTATGCAACGACGATGCAGCGTGGCGCATGGCGCCCGGATTCTCCCGAATTGATCTCGGCCCGGCGCGGCGAGGACGGCCGCTACCAGCTCTACCAGGGCAGGCACCGCGTCTCCGCCGCCGACTCCCTGGGCGGCCCCGTCATCGCCATGCGCGCGGACCTGGAGATGGACCCGGACCTGTTCAACGTGCTCGACACCGGGGCCTCGCGCAGCCCGGCCGACCTGCTGGTCATCCGCTCCGGTGGAAAGATCAGCAAGGGCAACGCGGTCGAGGTGATGGCGATTTCGCGTCTGATCACCAACTTCGACGACGACAAGTCGCCGCTGCGCCTCAACCGTGCGGACCTGGACAACGAGCAGCTCGTCGACCGCTACCAGCAGGAGATCGACGTCGACCTGCTCAACGAGGCCATGCACGCCGGGCAGCGCGCCGGTCAGCAACTGAAGGTGCCCAAGGTGGGCTTCGCCGCCGGGATGTACCTGGCACGCCGTGCGTGGCCGGAGGCACCCCATGAGGAGTTCGTCAACGGTGCCGTCTACGGCGAGGGCCTGAAGAAGCGTGACCCGCGGGCGGTGTGGCGTGACCACATGCTGGAGCTGCGCATGGCCTCGAAGCCGTCGCGGATGACGTCGGCGCAGGTGACCATCTCCTACCTGCGCGCGTGGAATGCGTGGATGAAGGAGGCCAAGGCCTTCCACCGGAAGAAGCTGTACCTGGCCGAGGGCGAGAACACCTGGCCGCGGCCGGTCACCGCACCGGATCCCAAGCTGTTCAAGCCGTAGGTCAGTTCGGGGTGGTGGGGTCGATGGCCCAGGTGGCGGTGAGGTCGATCCAGTGGGCTCCGCCGCTGCCTTCGGCCCAGGCAACGTTCATGATTCCGTCGGCGGCGATTTCGAGGACGTAGGGGCGGCTGTACTCGCCGCCGACCGGTTCGCGGCGCCAGCGTGACTGGGTGCCGTCCCACAGCAGTTCATCGGGCATGTCGGTGCAGAACCGGTAGTAGGAGGCGCTGGCGGCGTCGGCCGGGCCGTAGGTGCTGCCGTCGGACTGCTTGATCATGCCGCGCAACTGGGCGATGCCTCCGGCCAGCACGCGGTACTGGACGGCGGTGTTGGAGGCGTAGGGGACCGTGCCGGACACCAGCGGGAGGTCGGTCCAGTCGACCTCGACGGCGGGCTCACTGAAGCCTGCGGGCCAACTGATGACGGACTGGACGTAGCGGCCGTTCTTGGTGCAGGAGAATCCGGCGCCCAGGCGCCAGTTGCCGGGGTCGCTGGGGTCGGGCAGCCATACCGACAGGCCCTCGGGCTCGCGCCGCTCGACCTGTCCCAGCAGGTCGTCGACCTTGACGGCCTCGACCTCCTGCCCGGTGCGCCAGTCGTAGCGGTGCATGACGGTGTTGGCGTCCGGGTCCTTGGCCAGGGTCTTTCCGGTCCACAGGTACATGTAGTTGCCGCAGGTGGCCATGCCCTGCCACGTGCTGGTCAGCGGCGCGGTGAAGGTGGCGATCGGGTTCCAGATGTCCTGGTACGCCTCGTCGAGGGGGTAGAGGGCGTAGTGCGGCAGGTCGTTCTCGTCGAACCAGGAGTAGCACAGGCGCCGGTTGATGGGGTCGATGCCGCAGTAGGACCAGTCGATGGGGTGGCCGAGGGGGAAGTACCGGTTGGGGATGTCGGCGTTGTCCAGGGCGTGGGTGTCGGAGGGAGCCCACTGGAAGTAGCCGATACCGGAGGGGGTGTTGCGGGTCGGGTCGACGGTGTCGTCGGTGCCCACCCAGATGTTGGCGATGCCGTCGCGGTAGTCGATGGCGGTCGAGCCGCCGTGGCCGATGCCGCGGACGTACATGCGGTC